ATTTCTGGCCAATACAAAGACGTCACAGGTGGGGCTCTGAACTATTACAACGATGCCGTAGCTACACCTAAGTGGGGAATGCAGGCAGGTGGAAATTGGCAGCGCATTGGCAACCACGTCTTTGGCACAGCGTAGAAAGTGAATAACATGAACAATGACACAATCCCTGTGCATAAACTGACTCAGACCAAACGGCTGACGAAGTGGAAAAAAGAACCAACAGTGATGGATCTGAAAGAAGATCTACGCATTGCTGAACCCAGTCATGATGTCCAAGTGGCTAAGGTAGATACTTGGCTCAATCTTCGTAACATTGAAGGTAAAGCTAAGCCTAAGTCTAAAGCTGGACGTTCATCTGTTCAGCCGAAGCTGGTACGTCGGCAAAACGAGTGGAGATACTCAGCACTGACTGAACCATTCTTGTCTACAGAGAAGCTCTTCAAAGTTAAGCCAACAACCTGGGAAGATCGTGAAGCTGCACGTCAGAACGAGACAGTCATTAACTGGCAGTTCCGTACAAAGGTGAACCGTGTCAGTATCATTGATCAGGTGGTTCGTACTTTTGTAGACGAGGGGTCTGTTATCATCCGTTTGGGATGGGATCGTGAAACAGAGATTGAAGAAGTTGAATCCCCTATCTGGCAGTTCTTTGATGTGCAGACTGAAGAGCAAGCTATGGCTCTACAGCAAGCTTTGGAGATGCGGATCAATAACTTCAATGAGTATCAAAATCTACCAGAAGAACTTCAGGAAGCGGCAGAGTTTGCCATTGAAAACGAACGTCCTGTGTTTGCAGTATTGGCCGGCACGGAGATCATCAAAGAAGAAAAGATCATCCGTAACAGCCCTACTCTGGACATCATAAACTACAAGAATCTGTATCTGGATCCAGCTGCTGAGAACGATGTCCAGAAAGCAGGCTTTGCAATCTTGAGCTTTGAAACCTCAAAAGCAGAACTGCTGAAAGATGGTCGATACAAAGACTTGGACAAAGTGAACTGGGCAAGCAACACACCCCTGGTCACTCCTGAGCATCACACAGAATCTGACAACACTGTTCAGTTCAAAGACGAAGTACGCAAACGTGTCGTCGCTTATGAATATTGGGGTTGGTACGACATTGATGGTAATGAAATTCTTCAACCGATCGTAGCTACTTGGGTCGGTGATACGATGATCAGAATGGAAAAGAACCCTTTTCCAGATCAAGAACTTCCTTTGGTCATCATCCCATATATGCCCATTAAAAAGAGCGTACATGGTGAGCCTGATGCGGAGCTGTTGGCAGAGAACCAAGCTATCCAAGGAGCGCTTACACGCGGCATGATTGATCTCATGGGTCGCTCTGCAAATGGCCAGACTGGCTTTGCAAAGGGCATGTTGGATCACGCAAACAGGCGTCGCTATGAAGCGGGTAACGACTATGAGTTTAACCCAAACATGCCGCCCAATGCTGCGATACACCAACACAAGTATCCTGACATACCTGCATCTGCGATGAATATGATGCAGCTTCAGAACCAAGAAGCTGAAGCTCTGACAGGCGTAAAAGCCTTCTCAGGTGGTCTCTCAGGTGAAGCTTATGGTGATGTGGCAGCCGGAATCAAAGGCATGTTGGACGCTGCATCTAAGCGTGAGATGGCCATCCTTCGTCGTCTGGCTCAAGGCATTAAAGAGTGCGGCCGCAAGCTGATTATGATGAACCAGGAGTTCCTCTCAGAAGAGGAAGTCATTCGGGTCACCAATGAAGAGTTTGTCACCATTCGTAGGGAAGACTTGGCAGGCGAGTTTGATCTCATTGTGGATATTTCCACAGCAGAAATCGACCAGAACCAAGCACAAGACCTGTCCTTCATGTTGCAGACGATCGGTAACACGATGGACTTCTCTATGACTCAGATGATCCTGGGAGAGATAGCACGGCTTAAGCGTATGCCTGATCTGGCCAAACGTATTGAGACATTCAAACCAGAACCAGATCCTATGGATGTGAGAGCTAAAGAACTCAGCATTCAAAAGCTGGAGTTGGAGAACGCCAAGCTCGAGTCTGACATCATGTTGAACCAAGCTAAGGCACGCGCTGAGATGGCTAAAGCAGATCAAGCTGATCTAGACTTTGTTGAACAGGAGACGGGTACTAAACACGCTCGTGATATGGCTAAGCAAGGTGGACAAGCTAAAGGCAATAAGTCTTTGGAGATCACCAAAGGGATTCTGAACAAAGGTCCAGAAGGTCCTTCTGATGAGAATATCCAACAGGCAGTCATATACGACAAGATTGAAGAGATGTTGACCGATGGGAATTTGTCTTGAATAGATTCAACACCCTATGAGATGCATTGGTAAGGATGGTCATGCTAGATTCACAAATTCAAGAGATTGAACTGAGTATCGCAGAAGCTCGGAAACTGGTTCAAAAACGTGATCAGCTTTATAAGTTGATGAAAAATCGTGATTTCAGAGAAGTCATTGAACAAGGTTATTTTATTGAGGAAGCTGCACGTCTTGTAAGCATCTCAGCTGATCCAAACCTTAAAGATAAGCGGGATGAAATCATTCTGCAGATCCAGTCTATCTCTAACTATCGTCAGTACCTGCAGACAATTATTACTCTGGGTAACATGGCTGAAAACGAAATCCGGGATAATGAAGAAGTCATTGATGATCTGACTCAGGAAGGATCATTGTAATGAGTGAAAACACGCAAAACTGGGACGAGATGTCCGATGATGATTTTCTTCAAGCCGAGAGTCCTACTGATTCTGAAAGCTTGAGTGAAGAACTTCGTGCTGGAAACCAAGGGTCAGTCCCTTTGGAAGATACGCTTAGTCTTCCTGTCGAAGATGATGAACCAGAAGAAGGTACAGTAGAAGAACCAACAGAGACGGAAGAGGAAGCCGCCTCTTCTGGATCAGACGATGTCTTTTCAGATGAATCACACCAAAGCACACCAAAGCAGGAAGAAGAGCCTGATGTCACAGAGCCGGTTTCGGAAGAGCAGGAAGAAGAAAAAACAGACGAACCGATTGCTGCAAAAGACACCAAACCTGCAGATGAAACAGATGATGATGCAGCTAAGACTGAAACGGCTGCCGTTTCAGCTGTAAACTACGAAGACGCTTACAAACAAATCATGGCTCCATTTAAGGCTAACGGTAGAGAGTTCACTCCCGAGAACCCTGATGAAGTTATCCGCCTTATGCAACAAGGCGCTAACTACATTAAGAAGATGACGGCACTTAAGCCGAACCTCAAACTAATGAGGATGTTGGAGAACAACAATCTTCTAGACGAAGCAAAAATCAACTTCATGATTGATTTGCAAAGCCGAGATAAAACGGCAATTGAAAAGCTGCTCAAAGACAGTAATATGGATCCAATGGATCTGGACACTTCTGAAGAGCCCAGCTACCGCCCTGGCAACCACACTGTCAGCGATCAAGAGATGGAATTCCACAGCGTTCTGGAAGACGTTATGTCCAATCCAGAGGGGAAAACCACCGTCAGTTTGATCAACGATACTTGGGATGCACAGAGTAAAGAGGCGATATTTAAAGATCCTAAGATCATGTCGCTGATCAACGAACACCGAGGAAACGGCATTTATGACCGCATCTCTGGTGAAATTGAGAAGCAACAAGCTCTAGGCAATCTGTCAACTAATACGCCATTCGTTGAAGCATACCGTACTGTTGGTGATGCACTACACGCCCAAGGACGTTTGGTTCCTGGATCAGAGCAAGGCCAGCCTGCACAGGCACCCGCTGCTCCAGTTCAGCAACAGACTACTCCTCAGCCCGTAGGGACACGTTCCAGCAAACGCAATGTAGCTTCAAACGGCGACCGTGCAAAGGCAGCCTCACCTTCGCGTTCCACCCCACAAACGTCCTCTAAGAAGGAATTTGATCCGTTCAGTATGACGGACGATGAAATCTTAGCAGCGACTTCACCTCGAATTTGAGGATAGAGTTATGCAACTTTATAATGATCCAAACACCACACCATCCTCGGTAGAAGGCGCTGGCTCTAGCCAGATGAATACCTTCTTCTGGCAGCGCAAAGCGCTTATCGAAGCCCAGAAAGAAATGTACTTCATGCCGATGGCTGATGTCACATCCATGCCTAAGCACTACGGTAAAGAGATCCGTGTGTACCACTACATCCCACTGCTGGATGACCGTAACGTCAACGACCAAGGTCTCGACGCTGCTGGTGCATCTTACGCAAACGGTAACCTCTATGGCTCGTCCAAAGACATTGGTGCGATCGATGGCAAGCTTCCAACACTGACAGAACAAGGTGGCCGCGTTAACCGTGTCGGCTTCACTCGTCTGCAGCGTAAAGGTAACCTGCTGAAGTTCGGTTTCTTCCATGAGTTCACACAAGAATCCATGGACTTTGATTCCGACGAAGATCTGTACCAGCACCTGTCTCGTGAGATGGTCACTGGCGCTACACAGCTGACAGAAGCCGTTCTGCAAAAAGAACTGCTGGCTGGTGCTGGTGTGGTTGTCTACACAGGCGACGCTGTCTCTGACGTCACAATTGATGGTGAGTCCGCTGACCCAGCTGTAGTTGATTACGAAGATCTGATGCGTCTTAACCGTACGCTGAATGACAACCGTACTCCAAAGCAGACGAAGGTCATCTCCGGCTCTCGTATGATCGACACCAAAACAATCAACTCCGGCCGTGTCCTGTACATTGGTTCTGAGCTGGAATCTGTTGTGAAGGGCATGACTGACCTTTTCAACAACCCAGCGTTTGTTTCGGTTGAGAAGTACGCAAACGCTTCGACAACTCTGAACGGCGAGATCGGCACTGTAGACCAGTTCCGTATCGTTGTGGTTCCAGAAATGCTCAACTGGGCAGGCGCTGGTGCTGCAGAGACTACCAACCCAGGCTACATGTCTACGGGCGGTAACTACGATGTCTTCCCAATGCTCTGCGTAGGTGCAGAGAGCTTCACATGTATTGGCTTCCAGTCTGGCGGCAAATCCATGAAGTTCAAAATCACCACAAAGATGCCTGGGAAAGAGACTGCGGATCGTACTGATCCATATGGCGAAACAGGCTTCAGCTCGATCAAATGGTACCACGGTACAATGATCCTGCGTCCTGAGCGTCTGGCAGTTATCAAGACACTGGCCAAAATCTAACCTTGGCAACTGAGTGAGGAGCTTCGGCTCCTCACTTACTTTTTCTTAACCATAAACTGGATCCCCTCATGAGCAACGTAGAGCTGAATGAAGAAACTGGTGAAGTAGAACTCACCGAAGAAATGGAATTTGAGATGTTGATGGAGCGAGCCAATCAGCTTGGTCTTAAGCCGTCTCCACGCATTAAGCTCCCTGCTCTTCGTGAGAAAGTAAATGAAGCTTTGGCCGAACCAAAAGAAGAAGAGCCTGACTTTGAGTCCATGACCAAAGTACAGCGTACTACTGCTATCCGTGAAAAGATGAAGCGTGAACAGCTTCGTTTGGTTCGTGTACGTATTGCAAACTTGAACCCAGATAAGTCTGATCTCCCAGGTGAGATCTTCACAGTTGTGAACAAGTATTTGGGCAGTGTGAAGAAGTACATTCCCTACGGTGAAGCCACAGACGAAGGCTACCATATTCCGTTTTTCATCTTCACGCAGTTGAAGAGCCGGAAGTTCCTTCAGAAGAAAACCAAACAAAACAAAAACACTGGAAACATTGATGTTTCGACACGGTGGGTACCTGAGTTTGCTCTGGAAGAGTTGCCTCAGTTGACACAGAAAGAACTGGAAAAGCTGGCTAACGTACAACGTGCTTCAGCTGGACTGGACTAAAGAAACTGCTGACGAGTAGGAAATCTCATGGCTGATACAGACGTACTTGCGAATACCTTGCTGCCATCACTGATAGCAGGTGTTGATTTTTCCCACTCGCCAGCAGACCTTACTGGGGCTCAGTTCGTCATACCTGACGCAACTGACAACCCTTTGTACGCTGCCCTCCCTACCCTCACAGAAGCTGATCTGACAGAGCGTAAGGTTGGTGGTGCGGGCATGTTTGATGCCCTGATGCAGTCCATCAAAGAGCATCTCTCTGAAGAGTACCGAGCCAACCGAATGAGTGGCACAGAGTACCGAGAGGCTTATGTGGCTCTCACACAGACAGCTATGGGCTC